GTGCCAGCCTCCGCCTCGGCCTGAGAGGCGACAACGGCAGAAATGGTCGGATCGCCTGAGACACCACTACCATTGGTCACGGTGATCTGGTTGGTCGTACCTTGGATCGTGCGGGACGCCGCCGTCATATCCGCTGCAGAGACGATCACCGACACGATTGCGCCACCGGACAGGCTGAGAAGCGATCCGGTCGAGGACTGGACCAAGGCGCGGGATAGCGTGGTCCCTACGCTGGTATACGTCCCCGTTCCAATTTCCCACGCCGTTCCGTCCGTGATCAGATAGGAGACGGTTTGCCCGTTGGTGATGCCGCCAGCCGCAAACGTCTGAAACCCAGTCGTTGCCGTGCCAAGGGTGACGGTTCCCGCCCCTGTCGTGGTCGTGATGACTTGGACGCGGTTGGCGTAGGTTGGCATCAGGCGATCCGGATGATGGCGTTCGTGGCGTCAGGAGTGGGGAATATGATGACGAAGTCACCGGACGTCGATGTCTTGTCCGCACCGAAGTCCAGCACGCAAACTGTCGGGTTGGTCAAGCCAGCCGAAGAGGTGGTGTTGGGCGTCGTGTTGTAAATGAGTGCGCCACGAGCGGTGATCGTTGCCGTCGTGAAGGTCAGGTCGGCGAAATCGGTAAAGCCAGTGGTGCCGGATGTCGTGGGGGAGACGTTGGTCAGGGTGCCGCCGCCAGCCGCATATGACCCAGACGCGGCAACCTCGTTGGTCGCGGCGTAGGCGGTCGTGGCTGCCGTGAACGATGCGCTGTTGGTGTACAGGGCAAGCTTGAAGACATCGCCAGTGGTCAACGTGAAGTCATGGCACCCGCGCAAGAGTTCTCCCTTGAACGAGGTACACATGAAGTTGCCGGTGAAAGCCATCAGAGCCTCCTGATCATTTCAGCAAGGTCAGGGTGACCCGCGTTCTTCAAGATATTGTACACCGTTGTGCGATCTGAGGCGATAGCTTGCCGCATGTAGTGGACGATCACCATCCGCATGCGCTCTTTGTAGGCGCGCGCCTGCTCCGCGATCTCCGGAAGCGCAGTGTCCGAAATCGAGATCAGCTTGCCCAGAGCGAGTTCGGTGACCTCTTCAGGGGTCATACCGCGACCGGATGTGGTCATCACCTCCACCTTGGGTGCGGGCATTTCAAGGGCGGCGGGCCAGTTGCTCATGGTCATCCTCAGTTTGTATCAACCCACAGGTCGCCGACGGCGGGGTTGGCGGGTGGCGTCGTGCCGACCGCAATGTTCTGGAAGGCACCGGTTTTCAGGCCGGTGATGTCCGTGGCAGGAATGGTGGTACGGCCCTGCAGCGGATTGGTTCCGGTGCCAAAGACGTAGCCGGTCAGGCTCTGCGATCCGGTTCCGCCCTGCCCCACACTGATGACATTGCCGAAGGCCTCGCTCTCGACATAGGCGGCAATCTGTTCCGCCGTCAGGCGCACCGACTGGCCGTTCTGGACGCTCTCGAACTGCTCCCCGCCCAGAAGCGCGGTGCCAAGCGGCAAGTCCGTGATCTTGACGTCTGCCATGTCAGCCCCCCGTAATGCGCGTGTTTCCGGCCTCTGTGATGCGCGGGTCTTCATTGCCTGGCACCGCAAGTCCGGTCACCACCGACACGCCTTGCGATGTCTCAACAACGCGGACGTCGGTGGTCAGGAGGGCATAGGTTTCAGGGCGCGGGTTCAGGACCGGCGGAGGATCGGCAGGAAGGACCAAGGAGCGCAGTTGCGCCTGCATCGCATCAAGGCAGTGGCGGCACACGAGGAGCCGCTTGTTGACCACGGTTGCCCCCGCCCAGTCCATTTGCCACTGCAGGTCCACATGGTTGTAGCGCATGCCGCAGCGGTCGCAGATCGCATGCGCCTGCGGATTGCGGGAGGAAGTTCTGGCACGACCGGCAATAGAGGCGTAGGCCATTAGCGATAATACCCCCCGATCAGCGGCGAGATATAGACGTTCGAGGTTTCGATGTTCTGGTCGGCGGCGATCTTCCAGCTTTCATCGGCCTGCGCCTTCAGGGCAACCGCCATTTGCGGCTGCCAGATGCGCGCGAGGCGGTAGGCCAGACCATCTGCGAAGGCCTCCAGCCAAAGGTACGGCACCTCGACCTGTGCGGCACCCGTCAGGGCCGCATCCTGAATGCGACGCACCCGATAGTAGCGCAGACTGGTCAAGGTCTGACCATCCGGCACCGGCCAGAGCGTCAGCTTGGGGGCGATCAGGCGGTCGAACCAGTAGGCAGTCGGCGCGCCCTGCACCGTTTTTGTAGAGTACGATGCATATTCTGTGCGGCTGACCGGCATTATCGGGCGGTCGATGGGCGGCGAGGTTCCGTCGTCGTAGCGCCCATAGACGTCAAGGATCACCACGGTGTTGGGATCGACGTCATAGGTGGCCTGACCTGCGACCAGAGGCACCTCGATCAGATCGACGGCCCAAAGGTTCACCCCTTGGTTTGACCAGCGCGACAGCATCATGTTGGCCGCCATGCGGGCGCTTTCCATATGTTCCTGCACGAGCGATGTCGGGCGCAGGCCACAGTTCTGGAAGGCGTAGAGCGTGATCTCGCCGAGGCTGGGATTGAAGTCGTATGTTCCGGTCGTGGCCATCACAGCGCCCCATCGTTCTTGATCAGGACACCCTCAAGCTGGATAGAGCCCGGAGCAATATTGGACTGCATCAATTGCCACTGGATGTCGGTCTTTTCAGGATAACCCCTCGGCACCACCCGTGTCGAGGTATAGGACTGGGTGAACGGGGCCGACAGCACGATGGTGGGTGTCGATACCCCGTTGACGAAGGTCCGAGACCAGACGCGATAGGTGCAGAATTGCGCGCCGTTGTTGGTACTGAAGGCCTGCGCGCGGGTGAGGAAGAAGGTATACCCCGCCGGAACCGTGTAGATGCTGGCCTGCGACCTGCCGGTGGAGGGGTTTATCTGGGCATAGGTCACGCCGCCATCGGTCGCCACGATGGTGTCTGCGGCAGTGCCTTGGGTGATCTGCATCGCGTTGATGCGGAAGAAATCTGCGGTGTTGGAGGTGACCGCCCCCGTGGTGCCGCCGGTGAACTGCACCGTTGCCGTCTTCGGCGCGTAGCTGGCATCCAACCCCTCGACGCGCAGCGTCAGGGTCTCGGCAAGGCTGGAGGTGAAGGCCATCGTCACCGAGGTCGCCGGATAGACATAGTCTGCGGTATCGGACTTTTCCCAGACCGCGCGGAAGGTGGTGTGCTGGGCCGCGTTGTATCCTTGGATGTTGACCAGCGTGTGGCCCGTGATCTGCCCCCGGCCAACCTGAAAGTCGAACGGTTCAAACCGTCCGTTCTGACTGATCGAGGGGTTGATCACAGGCATTTAGCAATCCCACGCCCGCAGGCTTTTATTGATCCGACTGTTCGGGTCTTTGGCAGTTTTTTCGCTGGTCAGCTTGGCCTTCATGCCCGACATCCGGGCACAGAACGACGCCTTGCGGCCCGCGTCTGTTTCGGTCTTCGGCTTCGGGGCCGGGGGCTTCAGGTTCATGCCCTGCGCCTTCGCCGATGCCCGCCCCTTGGCATTCAGCCCGCCCTTGGGGTCCTGCCCCTCCTTGCGGGTCCACGCTGGCGACTTTGCCATCACTTTGTCTCCTTCGGGATCAGTCCCATTTCAGCCAGCGCCGTTAGGCCATCCATGCCGACCACGATATTTACGCGATCCGGCTGGGCAGCGATGGGGTCGGACGTTTCCAGCGTGTCGTCGGACAGGCCTGAGGAGACGAGGTAATCGGTCGTTCCGTCCGTCCAGATAGGGGCGTAGGTCGGGTCAACCCAGAAGGTGCCGTCTTCGCGCTCGTTCAGGCTGGCGACCACTGCGATGGTTACGATCTGCATCAGATGGTCACTCCTGTTTTCTGGCCGACAAAGCGTTCCGTCTGGCCGATCAGTCCAACGTCGAGGTTGGCGGTGGAGAAGCGCGTGATCAGTTGGAACAGTTGGCCGTTGAAGGGTAGCAAGGTTCCAGCGCGACGACCGATGTAGAGCGGGTAGGCGAGGTAGTTTCCTGTCCCTTGGTCGGCTATGGATTGAGCGACTTGTATTCCGTTATACCGCAGGATTGAACTGTCTGCCGAAATATCGGCAAGCCCAGACAAGACGCGCGTAACAGGTGCAGCACCAATATTCGCTACCGCCCCTGCCCCGAACTGCGGCAAGGAACCCTTGCTTGCAAATACTGCGCTAGTCGATCCATCAGCGTTTGGAGCAAGCATGAAAAACGTGCCAGCGTTAGTATTTAGCGTAGTGCTAAGTTCCGCGATAACACCAGTCACCGCATCGCTCAGCTTCCTCACCCCCGCGAACACCTGCACCTTGTCGGCGTTAGGCGTGATCGTGGGCGTGACGAGGAAGTCATCTACCCCGTCAAAGGAGAGGTAGTAGCAGGGATAGGATGGGAAGCCTGTGGGGTCGGTAACATCAAACTGCGAGACAACGCGCTGGTATGAGTTGAAGGCAGAGCCGAGTTCGAGTTGCCATCCGCTGGTCGTGAACGTGCGGTTGCTGTTCGTGCTGTATTTGAGGACGCCCGTGTGGTTTGAGGGAAGTGTGGAGAGCGTCGTTGCGGTGGCCGATACCCTGAACAGCCCGCCACCCAAGCTAGTGACGGTGTAAGAACTCGGAGACGGAACAGAACCGCCGATGATAAGCGCAAAGTCGTTGGAAGCCGCAGTTGCAGAAGCAGCGCCGAAAGACGGCGCGTTGCCATCAGTCATCCGCACAAGCACACTCAGGGTGTACTGGGTGCTGACTGCGGCGAAGCCGGACTTATAGGCGAACGTGGTCGTGGACCCGTCATGCCCGAAGGCTATGCCAGCGTTTCCGACGACACCAGAGAAGGTGGTGGCAGTGAGCAGACCACCGCGAATGTCCGCATCGCTGACGCCATTCGGGAACTCCGTATACGTCAGCAGGTTGACCCGCCCCCTGCTCGGAACGACGCCATAGGTCGGACGGCTGGCTGCGGTGGACTGCGTGGCGTGGAAGCCGGGGAGTTCGCGGACGGAGATGTTGTCGATGGTGCCAGTAAATGAACCACCAGACCCGTAAGGGATAATGGCAACATAATCAGCCGCAGACGCCGTAATTATGAAGGAATATGCTCCGCTAGTGGTTAGGGTTGTTGCAGATGTAACACCACCAAAATAAAGGCGGACGCCTCCTGATGTTACTGAAACCGTAAAAGAAACTCTGTAGGTCTTTCCAATAGATGCGATATTTGTTGCGCCGCGAAGATCAGCAAAACCAGAGGCAACTGCCGCATTGGCCTGCCCCCCGCTGATTGACCAGCCTGCGGGGGTGCTCCACCCAGCACTACCGCTGGAGAAATCCCCATTCGTGACCAACTCCGGCCCCAGCACCAGCCCCTGCGACTTGTCCAGCACCAGACCCACTGGCTGACCCGCAGCCGTCACAGGAGTTGTCCCCGCGCTGTCTTGGAACAGGGTCGTCAGATCAGACGGGTCCAGCCACACCATAGCGGTGGAGCCTGCCAGCAGTGCAGATGGGCTGAAGATCGCCTGTTCGCCAACAAGAGATATACCGAGGCCGATGTTCATCAGTATAGCGCCAAGAGGTTGGTTGCAGTCGTCGAGGTAGCGTAAATGCGCGTCACCTGCACCGGCAGAACCGTGCCAGCCATAAGTCCGACAAACGTCACGGTGCCGCCGGACACCATGTCCACCCTCAGGTTTCCAGCGCCGCCGACATAGATGGCGCGCGTGGGGTCATCGGAGGACGCGGTATCGCTGGGCGTGATTGCTGCGGCGCGGCGGGCGGAGACGGTCGCGTCTGCAGATGTATAGGGGGCGGGCATCGGTCATCTCCTCGTGAAAGGAAGGGGCGTTTCCGCCCCTTCCGTCAGTACTTCTGCTTGGCGGCGGCTGCCGACATCAGCGGCATGCCGTGAACGCCCTGCCCACCGGTGACCGTCTTGTTGGCGGTAGCGGTGTGGGCGCTGTTGTTGCCGGAGGTGATCGCGCCGGTCTTCACCGTCTTGTTCACCGTCATGGCGGGCTTCTTGTTACCGACGCGGGCCATGCCTCACCTCACTGCTGGACGTAGTTCACGGCCACAGTGACGACGCCCGTGGTGGGCGCTCCGACTGAGGTCACGGTGACCACGATGGGAGCGACGGTGGCCGAGGCGGCCCCAGCCGTGGTCAGGCCAGCCATTGCGGCAAGCTGGGCGGCGGTGTAGCTGATCGCGGCGCGGCCAGCGGTCTTGGCGTTCACGCCGGAAACGTACTGGGTGCCGGAGGCGGCGGTGCCAATGGACAGCGTGGCCGAGGTGGCGCTGTCAAAGGCGGTCAGAACATCGACGTTGAACGAGGTGATGCGCGCGCCGACGGGTATGTAGATCGTGGCTGCCGATTGCACCAGACCGCCGCCAGCCTGCACGAGGGTGGTGAACTGGGTGAGGTGCGCGTTGCCGATGTTCGGGCCGGTGTTGGAGCCGCTGGTTTCGCCCGCCTTGAGGGTGCCGGAGCGGATCGGGCCGGTGAAGGTCGTGGTTCCCATCTGGGTATCCTTTGCACGGTTGCAGCCCTGTCTGTGCAGCGTCCGCTGTCGCGGTCAGGGCGGGTGAGAAGGGGGCCTCGCGGCCCCCTCCGGTGTCGCTTACGACGGGAACGAACCCCAGATCGCGCGCCAGTTATAGTAGGCGAACGAGTAGCGTTCGTAGCCCTTCACGAGCAGGTTATCCGTAACGAAATCGACCTGCATATCCGTCTCGAACTTGACGCGCTCCATGTAGGAGAGGCCGTCGATGTTCGTCAGGAGGAACCAGTTGCCGGTCGAGGTCAGGAAGTCGTTGACCATGTAGCCTTCCGGCAGACCACCGGCGGTGGACATGATCGCGTTGACGTCGTTGTCGGCAGTGCCTGGCCGCAGTTCCGTCTTGGTGAGGCGGATGGCCACAGGTTCCAGTTGCGGGGGAACGATCAGCTTGCGCGCGCGGGCGAAGACCTTCAGGCCAGCCTGATCGCGGAAGTTCGTCCGGACAGCGATCATGCCGTTCAGCAGGGTCGCTTCGTTCAGTTCCACATCGGTCGTCGGACGGTTTGCAACCGTGCCGCCGTCGATGGGGTGCGCCGTCGAGCAGAGCGCTACGCCGTCGCCACCGATGGCACCGTTGTAGGTGGTCGCGGTGTTGAGGACGTTGGCACCGTAGATTTCCTTGGTCTGCTGGAAGCTTTCGATCAGACCGAGGTTCGACGGAGCGAACTGGGTTTTGTAGAGGTTGTCGTCGATGGCCTTGCGCGTGATCGCGTAGCCGAGGCCGATCTCGACATGCTCTTGGTTGTACACGAAGCGTTCGCCCGCGTTGTTGTCGAACGCGGTCTGGCCGCCTTCGGTTTTCAACTGCGCGAAGCCGAGGAAGCGCATCTCAGCGGTGCGTTCCAGAGCCATCTTCGACGTATGCTTCGTGAAGATTTTGTCGTACTGAGACGGGATCATCTCGTACTTGCCTTCGACCCCACGCAAGCCGGGGAGCAGAAGGTCTTTGATGGCACTAAGGTTCACAGCCATAGTTCAGACCTCCTATCAGATGCCGGTGGCTTGCTTGGTCGAGACGTTGTTGAACGCCACGATCACGAGGTTATAGGCACCGGTGTCGGTGCCCGGCGATCCGGGCGGGTCCACATCGAGGCCGACGATGCGGAAGGGCAGCGTGGCGGTCGTGCCGACCGTGGACATGTCCACATAGGCACCGGAGATGCCGGTCGCCGCGTTGCCGGTGCCAATCGCGAAGTTGACGTTCGCGTTGATGTCGGCAGCGGTCGCGCCGGTCGCGCCGGTCTGGGCCACCCACTTGGCGTTCGGGTCGTTGATGATGTAGCCCTCGACCGTCTGGGTCGAAGCGACATCGGAACCGGGCCAGTAGTTCGACCACACGGTGCGCTTCTGCGACACCGAGAGGTATTTGCAGCCTTGGAAGATGCCAGCGATCTGGGTCGTGCCAGGCGCGCCGACAACGACATAGCCGTTGGCATCGGGGAGGACGGGGTCGCCATAGTAGATGGCGGAAGCGTTGTACGCGATCCGGACGGCGACCTGTTCAAAGGTCGGGGCGGAGCCGGTGCCGCTGTACTGCCGGAAACCGAAAGGCGCGGAAGTGTTCGCCATGCGGAATTCTCCTTTGCAGGAGGTCCATCATCGCGCGCCGGGGCGAGTATAGAACCGAAAAAGGGTGACATGCCCACCGAGGGCTTGTCCGCATATAGTGGCAGATCACATCGGCGATGTCAAAGGGTGGTATTTGGAAGCGACCCCCGCCCTCAGTCCCGTGATGATCGGGGGTCGCTCTGGCGGGCGTCTTTCCGCCCTGTCAGGATATAAGGCTCCCGCCTACAAACATGCACGAACACCACATGTGGGTGTGCATGTGCCTTTCCTACACTTCGTATTGTGAGCAGGCAATGGCTTTCTTTGCATCGAACGGTACACCGTGGCGGCGCAACAGCAGGAAAACCAACTTGCACTGGTCGGGCCTGAAGGGGCGAGGCTTCAGATGCCGCTGGATGTGGCGACATGAGGAGCATTTCGCGCCCTTTTCTGGGTCAGCCCAACTGGCCTGTCCCTCCACCGTAAGCGCCATGCGGTCCTGCAGTTCCATTCGCCGCTTCCCCCTTGATGAACGCGGAAACGTGGGGTTCCATCTCGTCCCACGCGTCCTGAATGGCAGGGGTTCCCTCCTGCCGGATCGCCTTCCGCAACCGCTCGATCTTGCGGATGATCGTGACGACCTTGATCATTCTTCAGGGATAGACATTGCCTCGAACGACTTCTTGACCTTGACCAGGTCGTTGCCCTTGTTCGAGCGCTCGAACTGGCCGGGCTGGGACGCCGAAAGCTGTTCCTCTTTGGCGCGGACCTGCAGGCGCGCGCGACGGAGTTCGAGCGCGCGCATCTCCTCGGTTATCTCCAGCGGGCGCTCCATCAGGACCATGCCCTTGCGGGTGATCTCGACGCCCTTGTAGCCCGCAGGCATCATCTCCGGATGACGCGAGGCGGGAACCGCTTCCCAGCCGTCACGGGCCAGCTTGACCTGATGGGCAGGGTCTTCCGCGCCGAGGATCGTCTTGGTCTTCCACTCGTAGGACCAACCGTCGGGAATGATGCCGGGTTCAACGAAGAACTCGTCGGTGCCATCGTCAAGGTCGCCCTGCCGGTGGTTCCGCAGTTCTGCAGCCTTGCGGGCGGCGCGCTCACGCGGGCTTTCCTCCTTGGCGGTGTTGTCGGGCCGCATGGCGGGGCGCACCTTCTTGAATTCGTCGCTCATTGCAATTTCCCTTCCTTGATCAGTTGCGCCTTGTTCTTGGCCCAGCGGTCGATGGCCTGCTGCACCGTCTCGCCCTTGGCGCGGTCATTCTCGGCCATCTCGCGCTCGAACGCCGATAGGCGCACGGTGTTGCGCGAGGGCTGGCCACGGCTCACCGGCGCGGCAGCAGGTGCCGCATCACGGCGCTGCACCACCTTGGCCGCGCTCTCGGTCGCCTCCTCCTCGATCACCCTTGCCACGGGGCGCACGCGCAGCGTCTCCTCGATGGCGGCGAAATAGGCGTCGGTGTCGGGCTGGATGCCGTCAGCCACCGCCAGTTCGTGCGCGGCAATCATCTTCCGGTTCTTGGCCGGATCGCGCACAAATTCGGGGTGGTTGCGGACCCAATCGGCGGAGCGCGGCGTCAGGCGCGAGGCAAAGGCTTCGACCGGATCGGCGGGTGCGACCTGCGGCGGAGGGGTCTTTGGCTTGGCCTTCATGGCCTCAAGGCCGTTGCGGAGTTGCAGCAGCTTGGCCTTGTTGTCGCTGATCTCTTCCTGCAGTTCGACCTGACGGGCGTGATCGCCGGTCTGCATCGCGTATTGCAGGCTCTGCTTCAGGAGTTCAGTGTCACGGTCTAGCGTGTCGATGGCCGAGGACACCAGTTGCAGGTCGGTGTCTTCCTTGTCGATCTGCGCGGCGTGGGCCTTCTGCGCCATCTCCTGCGCGCGGCGCTCTGCTTCGGCGCGGCGGGCCTTTTCCTCGTCAAGCTGGCGCTTGAGTTCGGCAATGCCGTCTTCCGGCGGCATCGCCTTCTGGACTTCCTCTGCCTCTCCAGCATCCTCGATCTGGACGTCAACCAGATCGTCGTCCTGTATCTCTTCGCTCATGGTCTACTCCTCACCACACGGCGTCGGGGTGCGGGACGCGCCCCTTGATGTTGATGTCGTCGAAGATGCGGCAGAGGACGCCGTTCACCGTGATCGACCAGCCGTCAGACGGGCGGAAGACCAGCCAGTCATTTTCGTTGAATTCGAGGCCAGAAAACCAGTTGCCGTCCTCGACGAAGGCCTGCGGGCCTTTTTTCACCAAAAGGCCGACCTTGGATTGGAACCGATCCTCGTCGGTGTGCTTATCCGTCAGGTAGAGGCCAGATTTGGTCTTCTGCGGGCGGATGTAGACGGCGAGGAGGACTTGGTTGTGAAACAGTTCGACCCCAGAAAGGTCACCCAGATCGGCGCGAAGTTTTTCGCGAGGGTCATCCTCATGGGCCATCAGCATATGGGGCATAGCAATCCTATCGGCTCTTGTTCACGATCTCGTTGGCTTCATCAAACATCTCCAGCACCTCCTGCAGCGCAGCGAGACGGCCAACATGCTCACGGTAGCTTTCCATTGTGTGGATCGCAACACCGGATACTACATTTTGAATGAGTATTTTTTGACGCGCTTCAATCAACTTGGTCAGTTCGCGCTCGAACAGCGTGGAAACCGTCTGCATGGATCATCCTGAACATCATTGTAATGGTGCGCCCCGCGTCAGGGAGGTGAGGGAAAACGCGGGGCGCGAGGCCTGACGGGGTGGGGTCAGGCTTTCTTGCCGTACTTCTCGACCTTCTCAAGGCGACCTTCGCCCGATCCGGCCCCGAAGCGCATCTTCGGATAGACCTTGCCGCCGTCCTTGCGGGCCATCGGCATCGGCCCTGCGGGCGGCATGGGCGGGCCACCGGCGGGCGGCATGGGCGCACCAGCAGCACCGGCAAGGGCAGCACCCAAGCCAGGCGGGACACCGGCATGCGCCATCGGGGGCGGCGCGGACGGCATCGGGGTCGGCATCATGGGCTTCGGCATGATCGGCGCGGGCGCGGGTGCGGCGGCCAGAGGCTGCTCTCCAAGGCTGCCCAGTTTGCCGTCGTGGTGGGGCGAGATGATGATGTTGATGTTGGTCTTGCCCTTGCCGGTGCGACCACCATCCTTGCGGGCGGTGCGGGCCGAGGCCTTGAACGCTTCGGCGGTGGGCGCGCCCTTGCTGCCCGGCTTCCGCATCTTCTCGTTCGATCCGTCTTCGATCCGCTCACGCTTGGCGTTAATGTTGGCGTAGAGGCCAGCCTTGCCGCCGCTGGCCATGCGCGCGCCGCCACCGCAGGATTTGCAGGTGCAGCCAGCGTCATGCTTCTTGTCGGCAGCGGATTTCTCCCACTGCTTCATCGACATGCCAGCTTTTTTGGCCATCGCCTTGTCTTCGCGGGTGTCTTTGGCAGACCCCTCGACCATGCCGCCCTTCTTCTTGGCCTCGCGCCCGCCGCTGTTGGGGCCAGCCGAGGTGACGGGCTGGGCATTCGACCCTGCCGCGCCGCCAGCGGCCTTCTTGGTCTTCCCGCCGCGCTTGTACTGGTCGAGGGTCGCGCCTTCGGCGTCGATGGGGGCGTCGATGCCACCTTTGACCGTCGAAGAGGATGCCTTCTTGGTCTTCAGGATCGGTGCGACATCGTCCCTCGGCAGGCCGTCAGCCTCACCGGTGACATCGGTGTAGAAGCTGTCGGGGCGCTTCATCGGGCGCGGGGAGGAAGTCATGCCGCCGTCAGCCTTGCCGCCGCGCTTGTAGCCGCCAACCTTCTTGGTGCCTTCGCGCTCTTCGTTGGCGACACGCTGATTGGTGTTGGCAAGCCCGACGGACCCACGCGGGGTGCGGTCGGCGCGGCGCTCGTTCTCTTCGCCTTCGACCTTGCCGCCTGCCTTGAACGCCCGGCGCGACAGCGGGCGCATGCCCACCTTCACATCGGCATCCAGCTTCTCGGCGGGGGTGAAGTCGGAAGCATCGACTTTCTCGGACGAGGCACCGGCAAGGCGCTTGGCCTTTGCCTTCATCGCCTCGCGCAGGCTTTTAGCGTCCATTGCGATCTCCTTGGGGGTTGGATTGGGGGGCAGTATACTGCGAAGCGAGAGCCATTGCACGATCAACATGACCCTGCCCGCGCACCGGTTTCGTAGTGTCGCAGGTCTTCAGCCACTGCTTGAATTCCTTCATCGACATCCGCACCACTGCCTTCTGGCGGTCCGGCCCTTTGCCGTCGGAGAAACCGGCGCAATATGCGCGGCAGGCCTCGTCGCGGGTGCGGTATCCCAGCATCACCTTGTGTTCGTCGAACGCGCCCGTGCGGTGGTCATGCTGGTCGATGATGAACACATGGTCCGAGGCGTGATCCGGCCCGATGCAGACATCGACATGGTCGCCATCCGCGCCCTCGGTGCGCTTGATGTAGCCGTAGTGGTAGGGCAGCTTGACCGACCACGCCTGTCCATTCGTGTCCACGCCTGACCGCTTCTGGTTCTTCAGCGTCTCGATGGAGATCGGCAGGCCGTGGAAGCTGACATGCTGCTTCTGGTAGTTGCCCGCCTTCTTCTGCGCTTCGGTCGGCTGCACCTTGCCGCCTGTGGCCCTGCCCACGCGCTCCAGCAGGGCGTCGGAGATCGGCGCGATAGGCTTTTGCTCTTCGGTCATCTTGCGATAGGTGGCGCGGCCCTTGTCGCCCGGGCTGTAAGGGTGAACGATCTGTCCACCCTCAATATCCTTGTGCAGCAGGCCTGCCGCGTGTTCAGCAAACACCTGATGGCGCGGCAGGGACGGAACATCGGCCAAGTAGCGGCCCCCGGTGTCCGACTGATAGGTCGAGTGGTTAAAGCCGCGCGTGGCCTGCCGCATCAGTTCGTCCGGGTCGAGTTCGACTAGACGGTGTCCGACAGTGCTGTTCGGCACATCGCGCAATTCCGGGTTGGTGATTGCAACCCGAGTGATCCCCACCGATGGGAAACCCTCAACGCGGCGATCCTTCTTGTCCATCAGACCGACAAATGCCGACCGATGTGTGCCGGAAAACCCGCGTTCGGGCCGCATGAAGTCGCTGGCCGCCTTAGCATTCAGAATGCCCGGCCAGCCTTCCATGGCCTTGGCAAAGGCTGCACGTTTCTTGGCGTCAGGTGCATGCATACCAGCCTTCAGGGCATCATCAAACGCCTTGGCGTCCTTTTTGCTGATGCCGGAAGACGGGATTTGCGCCAACAGAGCATCGACCATGTTGTGCGAACTGTCCACCGACTGCGGACCCATCGGTTGGAAGGCCCCAATGATCGGACCTTTTTCGGCGGCTTTGGCAATCATCCTATCAATGCCAGTGGTGTGGCCCGGGGCGTTGGCCCAGACCGCGCCCCGGTTCGGCTCAAGCATATAATCGTGCCCGGCATGCAGGTCTACATCCCATGCCAGCGGCTTGCCGTTGATGTGGGTCAGGCGACCCAGACGCGAACGGTCGCCACCAAGGCCGATCAGAGTGCCACCCTTGAACGGGGTCAGGGCGTCCCGCCAAGATGCGCTGTTACGCTGCTTCGGGAACACTCCGGGGATGTCGGTAACGGTGGCCTGCACCTGTTTCGGCGTCATGCCCTGCTTGATGTTGTAGAAACCGCCAGTGGTCTTTTTGTCCACATCGTTTTCCACCTTGTAGCTGTCTAGGATGGCCTGCTTTTTGGCGCGCTCGACAGGATCGTTGATCTGGTGCAGCGTCTCGGGGTCCATCAAGCGCGATTTGCGCTCTTCAATCTTCTGCAGCGCCTGCTGCACATGCGCGCTTCCACCCTTGGGATCGATCCCGAACACCTTCATGAACACCGGACCAAGCGGGTGATCCATCAGGCTCGTCAGCAAGCCCTTGGTGTCGCTACCGCCATCCGCATAGCCGATTCGGCCCCCGTCTTTCGCGCCGCGCATGGCGCGCATCAGGTCTTCGTGGGTCGTGACATCGTTTCCAGCCTTGTCCCAGATCGCATGGTGCGTCAGGTGCTGCCGGAACGGCTCCAGACCGGGGTCCAGCTTCGGGTTCATGGCCGACTGACGGGCCGCGAGGCGATCCACGCCTGCAAACCCGGTGTTCCCCATGCGCTTGGTGCCTTCATCGTTCGACAGGCCCGTCTGCAGCACCACCTGACGCGCGTCCAGCGTCGGTTGGTCGCCACGGCCCAGCAAAGACCCCATGAAGCCCGACTTGGCTTCCTTGATGCCGTGCAGGCTCATCGATGCCTTGCGCCATGCGGGCAGGTTCGGGTCTTTTGACAGCCCGTCGGCGATCAGGGCAGCGAATTCCTTGTGCCGCAGAGGCAAATTCTCCGCTGCCCACGGCAAAGCCTGCCCTTCGGTGCTGTCGTGGAAACCAAAGGGGCGCATTTTGGCCTGCGCATCGGCCACCGTCTCGGGATCGACCTTGCCGCGCTCGGCGGCGTCCAGATACCGCTGCCCCATCGGGGTCATCAGCCACTCGGCCATCGCCCCCTCGGGCCGAACCTTGGTCTCGTCGGGGAAAGGCAGGTGGAAACCGCCCTTTTCGCGCAGGGTTTTGTTGCGAATGGCCTGCCGACGGATCGATGACCGGGTGATCAGGTAGGCCTTGATCAGATCGCGGGGCGACATCTGCCCATTGATCGCCCGGTGCGCCATTTCGTCCATGAAAGAGCCGAAATTTTCGACATGGCTCGGGATTTCGGGCAGCCCTTCCAAGTCTTCGTGGACTTTGGGGAGGGGCCGCCACGCAAAATTGTCCAGCTTGTTGCCTGCGGCAGGGTCTTGATAGCGCGACACCATGTCGAGCGCGCGTTTGACGGTGTCGGCCATGCCTGCCCCCACTAAGATTTGGGCTTCAGAATAGCATCAACACCGCCAGTGGTGAAGCGCCGCGACAACTCAAGGGCTTTTGCCACCTCGCCGCTGTATTTTGCCCGAACTCGCCGCATTTTTTCGACCTCTTCCGGCCCCATGAAGTCTTCCGCGCCCTCATGGTGGACCCAGTGGGGCAGGATGCCGACCTTCTGCGGCGCGAAAACGGTGTCTTCGGTGCGCGCGTTCTGGTTCGCCGCGCCGTGCGGGCCGAAATTCAGCCAGCTGTTCTGCCCACGGGTCTCGCTGGTCATCGCCAGACGCGCCAGCGGCGAATACATCGAGGCATGAGACCGCCAAGCGTTCTCCTCGCCGTCATGGCGGAACCCGACACCTTCCTTGGCGTGACCGAAATAGTCGTGAACCGCCCGGAAAATGTCGTTTACGGTCACCGGAATGCCGTTCCACGTTTCCCCGGTCAGCTGCAGCATCGGGTTTTTCCGGGCATCCTCTTCGGTGATAGGCGCGCTGCCGTAACCATCGTAGGTCGGGTAGACCCACATGTGGTGGTTGTTGCGAACATCCTCGACTGCCAGCCGGGGCGAGGCCTCATACGGGTCGCGCTGGGTGCGCGGGTTCCAGAACTCGGCCTTGAACCCAGCCGCTTTGGCCGCCTCGTACTGGGCCAGCGTCTCCTTGATCATTGCAGCGTACGATGCGCGCGTCAGCGGATCGTCTGCGTCGTCCGTCATGGCGTCATAGGCCTTGGCGATGCGCCGGGCGCGCGCCGGATCGACCTTGGCGTATTTGGTAGGCGGGTTGTAGGGCAGGCCCGCCTGCTGCATGTAGCTGCGCGCCACGCTCCTGATGCGCGGGTCTGGCCCCGCTTGGATCACCTGTCCGGTGATCGGGATGCGGACGCTTTGGGGAAGGCCCTCAAGCGGGGCTTCATCCGGTGCTTGAAGTAGGCCAGCGCCTCCTCGTACTCCTCGTCCGTTTGGAACTGCTCCCTGCGCGGTTGGTGCTGCAGCAGATGCTCCGGCATCTTCATCGGTCGATCCTCCGTTTGCTTTGCCGACGCGGCCCCCGCGCTTGAAGGCCGGAAAGCCTTTGTCGAGGATGCTGTTCTTCAGGTCTTCAGTCATCGGCAGGTGGAAGCCCTGATATTCGTTGTCGCCTTCACGATAGGTGACCGGCTCTCCAAGCTTGATGTCGGGGTCATGCTGCCGCGCCAGCTTCATCACCGCCTTCGGCACGATGTTGTCGTAATAGCCGCGCATGCCCTCGCCGCCCATTTTCAGGTCGTTGCCGGAAATGTAATGGTTCACTGTCCGGTCATTGTAATTAACCACGCCCTGACTGGAAAGGAGCCGGTCAGCCACATCCTTTCCGACAAGGCTCTGCAGGTGACTGGCGTCCTTGATTTCGTCGTCAAAGACCGGTCGTCCGTTATGGCCTTGCGCTGTCAACCGGCCAAAGCCGCCGCCATCCTGCGGGCGTTTCAGCGACAGGCTCTTGACCTGTTTCTCCAGCCCATAGCGGTCGGCTTGGTTCTGGCCGGTGGGGAAGACGATGCCGTCGTAGTTGCCCAGCGCGGCCTCGCGCAGCACGTTCTTCAGCGCCAAGTCGGTCCAGTGCTGGGTGTTGGTGACGTAGGGGGCGGCGGGCGGACGTTTTTCGTCTGCGGCGTTTCCATAATCCAGACCGGCAGCCTGATCTTCTGGGATGGATCGATATGCATCCCACATGGCGGAATATGTCGGGTGCTTGGAGATCGTCTTTCCTGTCTTGGTATCAAAGATTTCAAATGGGTTCTGCGGATCATGGAACCCCTTGTCGCGGCCCTCCTGCGCCCAGTCGGACTGCAGTTCCTCGACATGCAGCAGGCGCTTGCCGAGGCCGCGACCCTGATCGTAGCCGTTGCGCCAGCCCATAAAGCGCGACACCTCTGCCGCCTCTTCCGGCGTGATGACCTTGTGGATCAGCGCGGGTCCGACAGCGCCGGAGGCCAGATATTTCCAGCTATTCAGGCCTTGCTGCGCCGCCATGCGCTGCAAGATGTCCTCAATCTGTTCTTTCGGGGGCACAATCTCGCGATCCGACAGGCGGATATGGGCTAGCACGTTGGGGTGACCATTCCAGTGGCTGGACTGGTATTTGGGCTGTTGGCGCGGCTCCCCGTGCAACGTCTTCAGGCGATCCAGATCGGCGACCTGCTCCTGCAAATGCGCCTCGTGCTTGGCGAGAATGTCGCGGCTTTGCTGGGTGATCGGATGATCAGGCCCGTAATTTACCTCATCCCGCGCCACACGGTCCTGTGCGCTGTTGCGAAAGCCAAGCGCGCGATCATGGCGGTACTTGGCAACTTTGATGTCCTTGTTTCCCCCCTCCAGCTTCAGCAGGCGCTCACGGTAGTTTTGCGTGCCGTTTGAAGCGTATCCGCCATATTCGGGTTCCAACAACTCCTCTTCGCCATCATCATCTGTGTACGACAGCACGTTCGGACCAGAAAACAGCCGGTTGCCCAATTGCCTGCTGCGCGCCTCTTCTTCCGGCGTCAGAGGATAATTACGGTACGACAGATCGCGCAGCTCCTTCTGCTCGTCGCGCGACAGATAAGACGGGTTTTCACCATACTGGTCGATCTGAAGGCGCGGCTTGCGGGCCTCGAAGATATTGGCCAGTTCGTCGCGGTCGATCACTCCCTTGGGAAGTTCTCCCGCATGTTCGATCTCCGGCTC